GGATGGAGAGCTCAAGCACGGCCAGCTGGGCGAGCAGACCTTCCGGCAGAAGGCCGACACCCACGGGATCATGTTCGCCCTGACGCGGCAGATGATCATCAACGACGATCTGGGTGCATTCACGGACATCCCGCGCCAGATCGGCATGGGCGCGGCCGAGGCCATCGCCGACGCGGTGTGGGGCCTGTGGCTTTCTAACCCCACCCAGGCGGACGGCAAGGCCTTCTTCCACACCGACCACAAGAACTACATGGCCGGCGCGGATACCGCGCTGACCGTCGATGGTCTGACGGAGGCGGAGGTCGCCTTCGGCAAGCAGGTCAAGCCCAACGGCAAGCCGCTGGGCATCCGCCCGAGCATCCTGCTGGTGCCTACGGCTTTGAAGGTGCCGGCCGAGATGCTCATGAAGAGCGTCACGCTCAACGAGACCACGACAGCCAACAAGCCCAAGCCCAGCGCCAATCCACACGTGGGCAAGTTCACCGTCGTCTCCAGTGTCTACCTGTCCAACCCCACCTTCACGGGCGCGTCGGACAAGGCCTGGTACCTGCTGGCCGACCCCAACCGCCTGCCGGCCATCGAGGTGGCATTCCTCAACGGCGTGGACCGGCCTACGGTGGAAAAGACGGATGCGGACTTCAACACCCTGGGCGTGATGTTCCGCGGGTACATCGATTTTGGCGTCAAGGAACAGGACCACCGCGGGGCGCTGATGATGAAGGGCGAGGCGTAAGCCTCGTCCATTCATCGGGTATCAGGGACTCTCTTATCACGAACAGGAGCAACGAGACATGGCAGTAGCACGGTTCATTCATGACGGCAAGGCAATCGACTACACGCCCACGACGGACGTGGCGGCCGGTGACGTGGTGGTGCAAGGCGATCTGGTGGGCATTGCCAAGGTGCCGATTCCCGCCGGCACGCTGGGAGCCTTGGCGGTGGTGGGCGTGTTCGATCTGCCCAAGGCGCGTGGCGTTGGCGCGGCCATCGCCGCCGGGGCGAAGGTGTACTGGGACGCCCTGAGTCAACAGGCCACCACCACGGCGGACGACAACAAGTACCTGGGCAAGGCTGTCCGTGCCGCCGCCGACGCAGACGCGACGGTCCGTGTGCGGCTGGAGCAGTGACCGTGACCGACCTGCTTCGCCAAGGTTCGCAGTGGCTGGAGCAGATGCGCACGGCGCATTGCTCCAGTCCGGTCGAGTACCGCAGACCGCCGGAGATCTGGACCGTCAATGCGACCTTCGGGAAGACCGGCTTTGAGGTCGCCGACGAGTCGGGCCTGACCATCACCGCTCAGGTGTGGGACTTTCTGATCCTCGCCGACGCGCTGCCGGGGGTCGAGCCGGAACCCGGCGACGTGATCGCGGCCAACGGGCGGAGATACGAGGTCGTGAACCTGGGCGGCGAAGGCTGCTGGCGCTGGAGCGATCCGTACCGCCAAACCTACCGCATTCACACCAAGGACATCGGAGCGGACACGTGAGCGACTCGACGGTCAGCAGCGACTTCCGAAGCGCCTGCGAGCGCCAGTTTGCGGAACTGCATCGCAAGCTGGACCGGCTGGATGAAGCCATTCGCGGCAATGGCCATCCCGGCATCAACGTGCGGCTGGACCGCCTGGAGCAGGATGCCAAGCGCCAGGCGAGGCTGATCTGGCTGATCGTGGGTGCGGGTATCACCGCCGCCACGTCGGGAATCATCACCTGGATTACGGGGTGACGCATGAGCCTGGTCATCGACATCGCCGACGCCGTGACTGCCGAACTGAATGCGGCACCGCCAGGCACGTTCACGCCGAGCTTCACCGCCATGCGGCGGGTGTTGCCCGAGTTCGACCTGGCCGAGTTGGCCGAACTCAAAGTCTCCGTCGTGCCCAAGCGCGTGGAGATCACCGGCTCGACACGAACGGCGAGCCAGTACGAGATCGCAGTCGACATCGGCATCCAGAAGAAGCTCGGCAAGGACCTCGACTCAGAGGTGGCAGCATTGAGCACTCTCGTTGACCAGATTGCCGACTACCTGCGTCGCCGGCCGCTGGGTGCCGCACCGTTCGCCTCTTGGGTATCGATCAGCAACGAGCCGGTCTATGCCCCCGAGCACCTGGCCGAACAGCGGGTCTTCACCAGCGTGCTGACAGTCAGCTACCGGGCGCTGAAGTAGAGGAAGCCATGAACAACACCATCATGCGCACGATTACCGTCACCGCCGACTATCAGCCGCTGGCCAGTCAGCGGCTGGTGGGATCGGTGACCATCTCCTGCTCGTCGGGCAATGCCGGACCGGTGATCTTCAAGGGCGACGACGGCTCGGAAGTGCCCTGGATCGCCGGCGAGTGGCACAGCTTCCGATCCATCGACCTGGGCGCGGTCTTCGTCAAGGGCACGCCCGGCGACACGATCAGCATCGTCGGAGGGACCTGGTAATGCCCTACACGCCGATCGACAGAACCAGCCGGGCTGTCTTTTCCGGGAGCCTGTCCTGGCAGAACCTGCCGCCGTACGCAACGTTCGTGGTGCCGTACGCCTTCGCGCACTTTAGCGAGACGGCCGTGCCCGATCCGGTCTCACGCGGGCTCTACAACCAGATGATCGACCCGCGCCTGGGCACCTGGACTGCTGGACGCTTCAGTCCGGCCCGTCCCGGCCGCCACCGTCTCTCGGCGCAGTTCGTCATCTACAAGCAGTCCAACCAAGGACAACTGGTAGATGTATTCTTGCAACTGGAGGTGATCCGATCCGGCGTCATCACCACCGTCGGCATCTGCGATGCCCTGTACCACCTGGTGGAAGGCGGCGAACTGGCCCTGCCGCTCCAAGTCGAGGCCACGCCGATCCTGCAGCCCGGCGACCAGGTGCAGGCACGGTTCGGGCTGATCGAGGGCCACCTGATCAACATCGTCACCGTCGATCCGACGCGCACGTTCTTCGACATCACGGCCTACTGGAGTTGAAGCCATGCGTGAGTTTGAGCAACCGGAACTGGCCACGGCACTGCGGGAGCTGGCCATCGAGCGCGACGCCTCCTTCGCCAAGCGCCGCCAGACCTATGTGGACTACGACGCCGAAGGGCGGATTGAGCGGATTACCTGGCCCAAGGAACTGGGGCCGCAACCGGCGACAGCCGACGTGCAGGCGAAGGTGCAGATGGTTCGCCAGAGACTCGCGGATGCTGCCAAGCAGTCATGATCGGCTTTGAGATCAAGCGGATGTTCTTCGACCGCCAGGCGGTGATCTCGAAGGTGGACGCCGCCACCCGGCGGGTGCTCAGCAGGTTCGGGGCCTTCGTGCGGCGCTCGGCCAAAAGCAGCATCCGCAAGCGCAAGAAGGCAGCGCCGCCGGGGCAGCCACCCAGTTCGCACACGGGGCTGCTGAAGAAGTTCATCTTCTTCGGCTACGACGCGGACCGTCGCAGCGTGGTGATCGGCCCGACGCGACTCAACCAGAAGGGACGCGGCGAAGCGCCGCCGCTCTTGGAGTACGGCGGCAAGACGACACTCAAGCGTGGCGGCAAAAAGCGACGCGTGACGTACCAAGCCCGGCCCTACATGGGACCGGCCTTCGAGAAAGAAAAACCTCAACTGCCCGCCATGTGGCGAGGCAGCGTTCGATAAGGAGATCGACACATGGCACAAGAGTTCCTGTTGGGCATGAACGCCAAGATTTACCAGGGGCCGGCAGGATCGGAGTTGTCCTCGCTGACCGAGATGGGCAACGTCAAGGACGTGACGCTTACCCTGGAAGCCGGTGAGGCGGATGTGACTACCCGCGCCAACCAGGGCTGGCGGGCGACCGCACCGACGCTCCGCGAATGCACCGCCGAGTTCGAGATGCTCTGGAAGCCGGGCGATACCGGATTCGAGGCGATCAAGAACGCATTTCTGACCGCCGGCACGATCCGCCTGGCGGTGCTCACCGGCGATCGGTCGGCCTCGGGCACGGAAGGTCCGCTGGGCGACTTTTCCATCACCAACTTCAGCCGCAACGAGCCGCTGGAGGAGGGTGTGACCGTCTCGGTGACGGCCAAGCTCGCGGTCTTCGATGAATGGGTGGAGGTGGCCTGATGAAGACGTTTACGGATGCAGCGGGTCGGACCTGGACCATTACACTCAACCTTGGCACGGCCATGAAGGTCAAGGCCAAGCTAGATGTCGACCTGCTTCAGCCCGAAGCGGGCGATCCACCGCTGCTGACGCGCCTGGGCACCGACGAGTTGCTCCTGGGCGAGGTGCTCTGCGCCCTGCTCGAGGGGCAGTTCGAGACGCACAAGGTCACCGCCGACGACGTGCGGGCCGCCTTCGACGGCCAGACGCTCCTGGCAGCGCAGAAGGCCTTCTACGAGGAGCTGATCGGTTTTTTCCGGTCGCGCGGCCGCAACGACCGGGCCAAGGCGGTCGCCAAGCAGATGGCCATGATCGAGGCGGCGGTAACAGCGGTGGAGACGCGGATCGACGCTCTGGACATCGAGGCGACGATCAACAGCGCCCTGACCCCTGGGCCGATGTCTGGCGCATCGCCGGCTCCATCGGCGTCGACCCCCGGCCGCTGACGCTGCGGCAACTGCTGTGGATGGCCGAGGGCCTGGGGCGCGAACGCTGGGCGCACACGTCGTTGATCTGCGCCCTGATCGCCAACGCCAACCGCGACCCCAAGCGCCATCGGCCCTTCAAACCCACGGATTTTGATCCCTACGCGAAGCAGGATCGGCGGCTACGGATGGCCGCCGACAAACAGTCGCTGGCAATTCTTCGAGAGGCCCTCGAGGCCCGGAAAGGCACCTGAACATGGACGGCAATACGATCCTGAACGGAATCTGGACGTTCCTCAACTCCGCTCCTGGCCTGGCGCTCATTTGGGCCGGCACGGTGGGCTTGTTTCTCTTTCTGGCCAGCAAGTTCAACCCGCTGCAGGAGAAGTGGAAGCAGTACGAGGGCAGTATCATCACCGGCATCAGGCTGGCCGAGAAGCAGATCCCCGACGACACGCTCAACGCCGGTCTGGCCAAGCTCGATGCGGCTCTGCGGTTTGTCTTGAACGCCTATGCCGAGGCCAATAACGGCAAGCAGCCTTCGGCTGCCCTGATTGAGCAGATCAAGCAGGGTATCCAGATCAAGCACAGCGAGCTGGATCGCTGGGGCGGCCTCTCCAAGCCCAAGGAGGCGGCGTGATGAAGTGGCTGATCGCCGTGCTGACCGCCTTCTTCCAGGCTCTTCTGCCGTGGGTCGCGAAGCAGTCGCGGCCCACGG